AATCATTTTGTACTTCTTGTGCATCTTTGTCTTCTTTCATTGGTTCAACAGAACCCATTCCACGTGAAGAGATACCAAGTCTAATACCTGATTTGAATAATTCTCTTAAAATGTTTCCACTTGGTGTAGTCAATACTTCGATTGTACCAAGTAAATCGTTTCCGTCCCAATGCATCTCTAACACATTATGAGAAACGTTATTTAAATTTACAACAGAACTATCAGGATGGTCTAATTCACCTAATGCTCTTTTTTCTTTTACAAAATTACCTGTGTACTTCTTTGCTTCACGCTGAAGAAGTTCCATAGGATAAACACGACCATTTTGATTTTTCGCTTCAGCTCTTTGTAAAACACCTTTTACAATGAGTTTACCATTAGAAGCCATTGCTTCATTGATTGCCTCAGGAGCAACTTCAAATGGTATATAGTCTACGATTAATTGTTTCATTTTAGTCCTCCAAATCGTTCTAATTGTTTTTTTAGGAATGATTCACCTTTCGTTTCTTTAGCTTTATCTTCTTTCGCCTGCTTCATCAAATCATCATAATAATCACCAAGTGTATCATAATCTTCTTCATCATAGTATGCAGCGATGTCTATAAAGTCCTTTTCATCAACACCTGTCTTTTTAATTATATCTTTATAAATACTACTTCTAACATTACCCATCATATTATCATCTTCAGCGGTCTGATAATTATCTGTAGTTTTATAACTATAATCACCAAAAGTATTTAACTTTTCAAACTCTTCGTCACTTATAGATTTGGCACCACCTTCTTTTGGTTTATCATCACTTTTTGGCTCATCATCTCCACCATCTCTATCAAAATCACTACCACCTATTTTTTGTCCTGAAGGTTTTTCTTTATCGTCACCACCATCATCTTTCATTTTATTATAAGCTTGTTTAGCAGGATGTTCATCAGGCATAGTTTTAGCAGAACCTGCTTTCATCTCTTTAGACTCGCCGTCTTCGTCTTTATATTTAATCATTTTTTCATCGTCTACCTCAAAGATGAAATGGCGAGCTATTCTTTTATAATCTTCTAAAATTTTCATTATTTTTTTCCCATAAAATCGTACTCTTCGTTATCATACGAATCTTTAAATTCTTCAACAAATTCTTTGGCAACCATTTTTTTATCAGCCTTAGAAAACGTATTCCTATCACCACCGAAATCGTGAATATATTTTTTAGCACCTGCCTCTACTAAATACATAAAGGCTTTTATAGCAAGAGAATCTTTATATCTGTCCTTTGCCATATGTTTGCTGAGATTTCTTATGATAGGCATAAATCTTTGCCTATATAAAGCTGAATCATTTTCTATATAAAGTTTTAATTCACGTGCTTCAATTTTGCCTTCGGCAACAACGTTGATTGCTGTCTTCCAATCTTCAAGCCATTTATTTCTTTGTATCATTTTTTTTGCTAAACTCATTAGTCTTTACTCATCATTATTTCGTGTCTGAGACTTTCTAATTGTTCTATCCATTGACCAAGTCTCTTCAACATATAGTTCTTACTTACATCTTTTCTTTGTATTTCAACCTGCCATCTTTTTAACAAGGTCGCAATACTAAACAAAGTGTCCATATAGGACTTTTTGTT